CCCAAGACGCCAAGACCCCCTGAACAGCGCAACGGGCTCGTAACCCACGAGGGAGGATTGAGACTTGCCCCGCGCCGGCCTACCATGACAGGAGTTGCCCTGCTCCCCGGAGGAACCGTCATGCGCTCCGCCGTCGTCGTCGAGGCCGTCGGGGTCCTCCTCGATGTCGTCGAGCAGGTCGATGAACGTGCCGTAGGCGCCCAGGTGGGGGTGGCCGGGGTAGCAGCGGCGTGCCACCACGTAGGCGATCCGGAACCGCAGGGCCATGGCGTGCTTGTCGACCGAGCCGCCGTCGGCGGCGAGCTGGCGTTCGGCGTTGGTGTAGTCCACCGCTCTCGTTTCGCATTTGAGCGGCTCGCCGTCCACGGTGACGATGATCTCCTTGCGGAACGTCGACATCAGGCCCCTTCCACGCCGGTAACGGCCCGGTCGAGCGCGGCCATGTAGGCGCCCACCCAGCGGGCCTGGGAGCGGTCGGCGGCGTCGCGCAGGAACGGCTGGGGGGCGATGTTGTGCGCCGCCCAGCCGTTGTGGATGGGCGGGGCGTAGATGAGATCCGAGCCGATGGTCACCTCATTACCGTTCTCGGCCACCTCGGGCTGGATCGACCCGGCCAGGGCGCCGGTCAGGCGGGGGGCGGTCACCGCCGCGAGCGACGTGACGATCTGGCCCGCCTCGGCCGACGCCTGCTCGAGGTTGGCGAGAGCGTCGCCGGCCTGGCCGAGGGTGGCCTCGAGACGGTCGGCGCCCTTTAAGGTCAGGCCGGTTATCACGCCGCCGCGTAGGTGCGGGTCGGGTCGCCCTGAATCGACCAGGTGAAATCGGTGGTGAGGCGGGTGCCGACGTCGCCGCCGTAGGTGTCGGTGGGGATCTCGATTTGGACGTTGCCGGCCACCGTCACGCCGGTAGTGACGTCGTCGGGCACGAACTCGAACGCCACCGTCTCCAGGTTGTGGTTCCACAGGTAGTCGATGACGCCGCCGCCGGTTTCGGGCAGGTCGAAATCCTGAATGAGGGTGCCCTCGAGGTGGTGGCCGTCCATTTTGCGGGGGGCGGGCAGGCTGTCGCCGCACAGCACCGTCACGGCATCGCCGTCGTCTGAGTAGGACGTCGTGACCCGGCAGTTGGTGATCTGACACGAGACGTCCAGGGCGGTGGCCGTCGGGCCCAGTTTCAGCGTGCCGTTCTTGAGTCGCGAGTCGTTGATGGTCACAGGTGAACCCCCTAAAGGTCGATACCGGCGGAGTAGGTGAACAGATAGGCGGGCAGCGGCGGGTTGTCGAGCGCCAGGCGGTAGGCGACCCGCACCCGGGCCTCGACGGGCAGCGTGGCCCGCACGGCCGCCTCGAGGACGTCGAGGGCCTGCCAGGCGTCGGCGTTGAACGGGCCGGGCGCCAACGCCAGCAGCTCCCAGGCGACGGTGCCGCCGCACATCGAGTCATACGTCATGCCACGATCGCCGACGAGCACGCAGGGCGGTGTCGCCGCCCGGGGGTCGCGGGTGGCGGCCACGCCCTGCGCCTCCAGTTTGGCGACCACGTCGGCGGCGGCGTCGTAGGAGCCCATGTCAGGCGATCACCGACTTTTGGAACGGGCCGAGCTCGAGGAGCGCTTTGACGTCGGGGTCCTGGGGGATGAGCAACACGCCCACCTCCTGAAAGGCGGCGATGCCCTGCACCGACCCCCGCCGCCCGTACAGCCGGGCGGCGAGCAGGGTGGCGGCCGTGTCGGCGCGCGCCGGCCAGATGACCGTGGCGGAGCCGTCGTCGGCGGGCAGATCGGAACGCCAGGCGGTGACGGCGTCATTCGCGCCGGCCACGGCGTCGGCGAGGGCCTGATCGTCGACCGGGCGCGCCGGGGTCAACCCGAGGAATGTGCGCACCCGGTCGACGGTGGTCGGCATGGCTACGGGCCTGCGACCACGGTGACCTGCTCGGCGGCGGCGGGCTCGGTGACGGCCACCAGGGCCCGCTGCTCGGCGAGGATCACCAGGGTGTTCTTGATGAAGAAATCCTGGTGGCTGTCGCTCATGTAGGCGGACACCTGGTTGCGGGCGAACAGCGTCACCGCCGCGGAGAAATCGCCGACGTAGGCGGTGCCGGCCGGGATGGCCCCCACGGCGATAGCCGGGACACCCCACACCGACCCGGTGCGCACCGGCCCGGCCGTGGTCACCCCCATCACGGCCACATCCAGGGCGGCGAAATCGGACGGGTTTAACAGCACCGCGTTGGGGTTGGCGTAGCCGCGGGTTTGCACCTCGGCGATACCGACCCGGATGGCGGAGAGCATGTCGGGCCCCGACGTGGTCGGGATCCCCGAGCCGGCATCGGCGAGAGCAGCGGCGGCGGCGGCCTCGAGCGCGGCCAGGATGCCGCCACGCAGAGCGTTCTCGATGATGGACTGGATTTGGGGGATGTCCTCGAGCGCCTGGCGGGTCAGGGCCCGGTAGTGGGCGTACGTTTGCAGCGCCTCGGTGTGGGGGGTCGGGTCGAACAGCGCCTCGGGTTTGGCGGCGCCCTCGGCGACGACGGGGGCGATCGGGTACGAGCCCGGCCACGTGTACCACGACACGGCATTGGAGTTGGTCGTGACCCGGCCGAGGGCGTCGAGTAGCGGTGTGGTCATCACCCACTGGGCGGGCGTGAAATAGAACGGCGGCAGCTCGCCGGGGAAGGTCGACACCATGAACGGGGCCCGCTCGAACAGCCCGGGCAGCTGCACCTCGTCGCTCGAGCCGCGCCCCGAGTAGTTCCGGAACGCCTCCGAGGCGGTGAACAGTTCGCCCCAGCCGCGCGGCGGGTTGGCGGGCTGGCGGGTTTCGAGGGCCCGGCCGCGCGTCGGGGTCTCGTCGTCGGTGGTTTCGGTCAGGCGGGCCCGCAGGGCGGCGTAGGCCCGCTGGGAGTCGACCTGGTCGCCGTAGGTGGTGAGCTGGGTGTCGATGGCGGCGCAGCGTTGCTGCATGGAGGCCAGCGAGGCGGCCTCGGTGTCGGTCAGGTCGCGGCCCTCGCCCGCCGCGGTGTCGGCGAGCTGGGTGGCCGCGGCGGTGAGGCTGTCGCGTTCCGCGGTGAGTTGGCGCAGGTAGACGAGCACGGTGAACCCCCTGTGATGGGCGTAGAGCGGCGGGATTCGCAGGTGCCCTATCCAGGTGCCGGTCCCCCCGGGCGGCGCTCCTGGGGCCAGGAGAGGTGCCCTGGTGGCCGACGGCGGGTTAGCGCGGCGGCGTTCGGGGGCGAATTATAGGCGCCAGGGGGTCGGGAAGGGGGTGAGGTCGACGCGCGGCGGGTTGGCGAAGGGGGCCAGCAGGGTGTCGAGGTCCTGGGCGGAGCGCACGGCCAGCACCTGGGCGCCGTCGTAGGCGCCGACGACCACCAGCGAGACTTCTTTGAGGACGGCCTCGGTGATCTCCAGGGCGCCGTCGCGGCCGCGCCGGGCCCGGGACGGGATGGGGGCGAAGCCGACCGACAGGGCGGGCAGGTAGCCGTCGCGCACGTCCTCGAGGACCTTGTCGCCGCGTTCGTTGGCGCGCACCTCGAACAGGCCCACGAGGCCGTCGTCCTCGGACCACTGGCGGGACATGCCGACGGCGGGCTCGCCGTGGTTGTGGCCGACGCAGAGCGGGATGCGGTCGCCGCGCTGGCGTATGGAGGTGGCGAAACAGCCGCGCCGCAGCCGTTCGCCGCGCGGGTCGCCGGTCAGGTAGGAGGTTTCGTCGTAGGGGGCGACCCGGCCGACGATCTCGCGCCGGGCCACGGTGACGTCGCGGATCTCCATATCGAGACGGTTCACGCGGGCACCTCCGGGCTCGGGGCGGGCTGGTTGGGGGCCGGGGTGGCGCCGGCCGGGGCGGGCAGGACCAGGTCGGCGGGGTAGGGCTGGTCGGCCTCGAGGGGCGGCATGTCCTCCAGGCCGCGCACGTCGTCGACGGTCAACCAGCCGCCGTTGATGCCCAGCGTGTACGCCTGGTAGCGGGTCAGGGTGTCGGCCCGTTCCAGGCCGGCGGTCTTGATCTTGAGGGTGGTGCCGCGCGGCAGCTGGGCGTCGAGGGTGGACTCGATGCGGCGAATCCACGGCAGGAGCGTGAACTCGCGCAACTCGATCATGCGCGACTCCACGTTGGCGTAGGTGGCGGAGTCGCCGGGCACGCCCAGCAGGTAGGGCTGCAGGCCGAACGCCACCGCGCAGTCGCGCAAAGACCACTGGCGGGCCTGGTCGAGGGCGGAGTCGATGGGCGACACCTGAATGGCGGTGAAATCGGTGGTGGCGTTGAGCACCGCCACGTTGCGTTTGCCCTGGCTGTTCGCGGTCATCCACGCCGTTTTCAGCTCGGCGGCCTGCTCGGGTTCCATATGCGGCTGCGACGATTTCAGGTAGCCGGCGGGCACCCCCGAGCGGTAGGTGCCGGCCGTGTAGCGGCGCACCGTCAACGCCAGGCCCAGGTCGAGGGCGTGGCGGACCAGCACGCCGTTACCGTGACCCGACCAGTACGGCGGCTCGCCGCGCAGGTGCAGGACCGAGCCCGGCTCGAGGGGGATATCACCCACCCAGTAGCCGCCGTCGCGGATGGCCACATCGGCGGGGCACAGCTGCCACAGCGGCGGTTTCGGCGCCCCCGCGCTGTCGCGCACCGGGCAGTAGACGTAGCCGTCGCCGAACCACAACGCCGAGCACAGCCAGTTCGTCCAGAAGTCCACCGCCGAGAGCCGCACGTCGTTCTCGGTCACCCCCACGATGCGCCCGTCGGCGCGCAGCGCCTGGGGGTCGGCGATCCAGTCGGGGGTGGCCAGGCGGTCGTAGTCGTCGCGGTACACCAGCCACGGCAGGCCCGCGATGGTGTCGCAGATGATGGCCGTGCAGCGCGTCACACCGGGCAGGGTGGCGAACCATTCGGCGGCGTCCGCGCCCGGCGGCGGGTTCCCCCACGGGCCCAGGCTGCCGTCGGCGGGGCCGAGCCACCACAGCCACGGCTGGTCGATCTCCCATCCGTCGGGGCTGTTCTGGAGGATGTCGCGCCCGTCGGTGGCCTTGAGGATCGACACGCGCCGCTCGAGCCGCTCGAGTCGCCGCTGCCGACTGAATAGCGCCACCGCCGCGGATCCTAGTGAAGTTATTCACAGGTTTTACGGATAACTAGAAGGCGACCCAGTCGGCTTTGGGGGCGGCGGTCGGGTGGTCGAGCGCCCAGGCCGCGGCCGTGCAGGCGACCACGGGGGCGATGGAGCGGGTGACGCCGCGGCGATGCCAGCGCCACCCGCCGTCCCCCGAGTCTCGGCCGGGGGCCACCTCGGCGGCCGAGTTGAGGGCGGGGTGGCCGCCGATGCGCAGGCGGCGGTCGACGACACCGGCCAGCCACGCCGCGCACGCCGCCGTCCAGTCGGTGCCGCGGATGGGGCCGATGGGCGCCCCGGCGGTGGCGGCCAGGTCGGCGATGTCGAGGGCGGGGCCGGTGGTGTCGTAGCCGACGCCGACGGGGGCCCAGCGGGCCACCAGCTCGGCGATGCGGTCGGCCATCCAGCCGGTGCCGGGCCGGTGGTCGGCGATCTCGACGCGCAGGCCGAGGTTGTCGCGCCAGGCCACGGCGATGGTGCCGGCGGCCCGGTCGAGGTCGCAGTCGAAGCCGAGCGCCACCCGGGTGCCGCCCGCGGGCGGCTCGGCCAGCGGGGGCACCTGGGCGGCCGCCCACGGCCCGGGCGGGATGCGCGGCGGCGCCGATTCGCCCATGGCGTCGGGCCAGCGGTTGCCGTAGGCGCGGGCGAAACCGGCCGGGCCGAGCTCCTCGAGGGCGGCGTGCATTTGGGCGACGCCGATGGTGATGCCGTAGGCCGGGTGGAACCGCTCCCAGCTCGAGGGGTGGCAGGGGTCGACACCGTCAGGGCAGGACCACTCGAAGTAGGCGACGCCGTCGCGCCGGCCCGATTCGACGGCGGCGCGCCCCCGTTTGACGGTGTCCCACAGCCACAGCGACGTCTCGTCCCCCGCCGTCGACACCTTCCACACCTGCGCCCCGGGTCGGGTGGCCTGGGTGGGCACTATCGCCTGGTCGAGTTGCTTGCCGCGCTCGAGGTCGTGCGCCCACGCCTCGTCGATGATGACCAGATCCGACTGTTTGGAGTGCAGGGCGGCGGGCAGCGGGGCGAACACCCGGAACATCGACCCGTGAGGGTACGTGAAGCCCTCCGACCCCTGCGCCCGGCGCAACTTGGCGAAGGGGCGCAGCGGCGAGAGCTCGAGGCCGGGCACGTGCTCGTTGAGCAGCCAGTCGCGGGCGATCTCGCGAGTCTGGGCGGTGAACCACACCCGCTGGCGGGCCCGGTAGATGGAGCGGTGCTCGGCGTTCGCCCCCGTCAAGGTCGTCTTGCCCGACTGGCGGGGCACCGTCACCGCCACCGCCGAGTAGACGAACAGCCCGTCGGGGCCGATCTCGTTGGCGACGTCGGCCACCTGGCGTTGCCAGGGCATGAGCGGCCAGCCGAGCGCCTCGGCCAGGCGGGCCACGGCGGGCCCGTAGGTGGGGCGGCTAGGGGTTCTCGGGGTCGCCCAGGCTGGGGGAGGACAGCCCGGCCACGAAAGCGGCGAAGGGGTCAAGGGGTTCGCGGTTGGTGCCGGCCAGCCCGTACGCCTGGCGCAGTTCAAGGTAGGCAACGGCGGCGCGCGACACGATGACGGGGTCGCCGAGACGTTCGGCGACGTCGAGGGCGCGGGCCTGGGCTCTCAGATGGGCGCGCCCGCCCACACCGATGGCCGACTCGGCGCGTAGTTCGGCGTCGAGGGCCGTCTCCACCCGACCCCGGGCCGTTCTAGGCATGTCCGGCCCGGATCGCCAGGAGGGGGAAATGCTCGACGTAGTCCCGGGCAGACG